GGCATTCTGTGTAGTGATGTCAGTATCTCGATTGAGTAACTTATCGACAGTCGTATCAATCGGTGCTTCATCAGACACAAGAGTCTCGGGAGACATATTGTATTGCATAATGATAGATGGATACAGTGACGTGGCATCGAAACTCAAGACCCAATCGTAACCGCCAATCTCAGGTTGCTGAACATATGCACCTTCAATCGTTCGACCCTCGTTCTCACGCTTCTGAGGAATCATAATGTTTTTCTTCAGCAGGTGATTGTAGAGCAAGCAGTCCCAAGTCCGAACCGAGGAATAGATGTCACCGAGATTACACTTGGCATCATACGCCATTGTGGCAATCAACTCAATCAGTTTCATCTTGTCTTCGAGTTCGTCAACAAGTTTACTATCGATGATGTTATAATCTACAAACCGATTCCAATCTTTCTCGTAAAACTCTCTGAATGTATCATAATTGTTTTCGAGTTTCTTGTGACCGAGTTCGACCTCAGCAATGTAATCTAGTTTGTACGACTCTCGGACTTGATAGGTAAACTTCTTGTAGAGATCTAGATAGTCGAGTTGGGCAACACCTTTGATGTCATACAGAGTGTGTTCGCGACCCATCATCTTCACGCTTTTCTTGCGTGTCATATTGAATGGGCTGAATCCGTTTTTGACTTTGTTTTGTTTCTGCTCATCCTGACCACCAAGAACTCTCGCACATCGGCTCATCAGATACGGAATATCGAAAAACTCGATGTTCCAGCCAGTAATAATATCTGGCGTATTCTGGAACCACCATGTACCAAACTTGGTCAGCAACTCATACTCATCAACACAAGACTCATATGTGACATTGAGGTTCATCACCTCATCAGACTCAGGAGTCCAGTCACCATCACCCCACGTGAAGATCTCTTTGGTGTTGTTATTCACCACAGTGATCAGAGTGATTCGCTCTTTAGGATTATCAACATCAGGGAATCCATGCTCAGTCGTTGTCTCGATATCGAGAGACTGGATGTTCATCACAGACATATCAAACGGAACTTCATCTGGGTATCTGTCGGACAGATATTGATAGGTCAGATCGGTCTGACCATAGATAGGATAGTTACCGATCCCGTTGTAACTTTGCACAAACTCCCGACAATCAGAGGCACTGGTAAACTCAACTGGCTTTAGGTTTTCGCCATAGAGTCCCCTGATTTCTGATTCTTCGGGAGATCGAACATACAACTTTGGTTTGAAGGAAGGGTCACTTTCAGTGAATGCAACCCCATCGCGGTATCCTCTGGTCAATACGTTTTTACCGTACTGCCAACAATATGTATAAAATTCAGTCATGTACACATTATGCCCCAATCAGAGGCAAATGTCAAGCACTGATTTATGTGATTATACTTTGTTTTTTAGGGGTGATGATACTGCTACCGTAGTGAGTATTGTACTCGTCCTTCATCTGGGAAGTCGGTTGCATAACAGCAATGACGTGCTGAGGCATAATATGCATTGTGTTCTCGTGTGCATATGGCGCGTATGGCGCAAGACCAATACTAAACTTACCGTCATTTTCAGTTGGCTGTAGGACAATCACTGCTGGCTTTTGTAAGACGATGATTTGACGCTCATCTACAACGATGTCAGTAACCTGACCGATTACTTCCTCGCCAGAGGATAATTTTAAGATTTGGATTTGTGGTTCGCTCATGATATATTTCCTGATTGTTGGGGGAGCAATGCGCTCCCCCTTATTTATCTACTCTTGTAGAAACTGTTTTTTGATTGCAATGGTTTTTGGCTTACGTTCTTCTGGAATGATATGTTCTAGAGAGATTGTAAGAATACCATCATTAAAGTTTGCACCTGCGACTTCAACATCCTGATTCAATGCAAATGTCTTGGTAAAGTTTCTCGCACCAATGCCCTTGTGGACAAATTTACGATCGTCTTCAGCACCCTGAATGCCTTGCACAACAAGTTTGTTTCCTTCTGGGACTTGAGTGATTGTCAACTCTTCATCGCTGAATCCAGCTGCAGCAAATTCAATAGTGTATTTGCCATCGCCTTCATCGACAATGTTATAGGGTGGATAATTGTTGGAAAGTTCTGCCACATTATTTAGATTCTCGAATACTTGGTCGAATCCAATAGTGAATGGGGCAAGGTTTGATGCGATCTCGTGGAGATCTCGTGCTCTGAATTTAGTAACCATAATGGTCTCCTTATATTAAGCGAGTTTTAATTGTTGCGACCCTTTCGGCATCGCATTCTATATATAATACTTTACGACAAAAATGTCAAGCTATTTTTTGCCAATATTATATTTGGTTATAAGTTCCCAATCGCCCTTTTCTTTGAACGAGAGAACTTTAATCTGACTCAGCGGTGCTTGTTCAGCATGCTGCTCCTCAGACATAATTGTCATCAATCCCCAATCGGAAAGTAATTTCGCGATTGTATTTCTGCGTTCTAAATCACCTTCACCAAAGTCTGCTGCCTTTCCATCAAGCGCAAACAGTTCTTTGAAATGTGTGATGAAGTATCTACCTTGCTTGTGCAAAATATGACAAGACTGGTATAAAACTTGTTCTTTTCTGGAAGCAACGCCAATGCGGGATAAGGTTTCTCTAATCTTTAGAAAGTCATCTGCATCTTTTAAAGTGATTTCTAGCGGTGCATATCCAGGATATTCAATCTGGAAGAAATCTTCACTCATCATAAATCCTATTCTTTTTCTTTTTAAGAGTGTCTGGATTTATTTATAAATATCAGTATGTCAGCAACTCACCAATACTTCTACCCCTGTAAAGACCTTCTATCGCCAGAAGAAAGGAAACGACTCAGGGAATATGGTGGTGCGGTAATTAATTCTGTTCTAAATACCGTGAAGGAAGATCCTAATTCTAGGGACATCAAACGTGAGAATTACGATGGCGATCAAAGTTTTGTTTCAATTGGCGACGATAGAATGTCAGAAGAAGCAAAACGCACTGACTGGAAATCTGCCAAATGGAATACACTTGTCTTTAATCTCAGCGAACCAAACCCTGTCTTTGCAATACCAGCAATAGAAATAGATGAAGTCGATGAGATGATGGAAGTCATCACAAAAAGATATAATGGAGATACATGGAGATTCTGCGTCTCAATGGATGACTATATGGTCGGGGCAATCCACACAGATCCGAAAGGTGGACACAGGGCAAACTGCAACATACCATTGGCACCAGATTATGCTTTTTATCGACCAACATACTTCTATCGAGAAAACGATATAGACACATTAGCGTGTAGCACCAACTATGCTAACCTCAGATCCCCAGCATTGTTAAACACCAGCAAGTGGCATAATATTGGCGGTGGAAAGGGAGTTGTCCCGAGGTCAGAACATAGGGGAGGAATCTATGTTGGGAGAAGTGTTGGTATCCAGATACTTTATAAAGAGCCATATCCTGAAGTCATAAAAATGTTTCAGGACAACAGATGGTTATCTACCACCCCGTTCTAATTTTTTCTTTATGACTTCCAGCTGCTGATCAGTCAAGATTCTCAATGCGCCCTGAGCATGGGTGTCATTGTACCCATAATACTCTTTGACGATAGCCAAGTCTTCTTCCTTGATAGGTTTCAACCATTTGTTAAATCGTTTCTTCGGTCGAATAATTCCACGAAGGAAGTCAAACTGTGCCTTCTTGTCAACGTGTGGGCGACTGTTCATTTCATTACAAGCAATCACCGTGTCAGCACCATAACTCAATGCCTTGTTGACGATGAACGCATTGTATTGTTTCTCAGACCAGTCGTCAACAATCATATCCGCTTTGGTATGATGAATCGCGTTAACGAAATCGAACGGACTGATCGCCTTTTTCTTTACTTTAAATTGTTCCTCGTCCAGCTTTACAACTGGATCACCCATACCCTCAAGCATTGCGGAACTCAACATTCGCCATAATCTCTGTAAGGCAAGCTGTCAGATTGATTTCTTGGTCGGCAACAAAAGCTGCCTTGTATTGATAGTCTGCAATGAGAAGAACAAGTTGTGGAACTTGCGCTGCTTTGTCCAAGAGCGTATCGTAGATCTTACGATAAACACCTTGCGGGTCTGCGTCAACATTGTTGGCGACCCATTGGCGCATTTTCTTCCAGTCCTTGTCACGCAGACTATCAACCAGTGCTTTGGTATTTACTTCAGCGAGGTTAGAAAGGATTCCCTCGTCAATTTTACCAGACACACTGTAGCGTTGCAATTCATTGAGGACACGTCGATAATCAGGAAAATGTTT